AAGATGGTGTAGTCTTGGGTAAACCCTCGGAGTGATCCTCCGGGGGTAATCTGTATTGTGCGTGTGGCCTAAACCACGTACACTATATTAACGTCCCTTAGGACGGCATGCAATGTGCCCGACTGAGTGCAGGCTGAACTACCTCCTTAAATGTGAGAAAGGGCTCTTGTTATATGGCAAATCGCAGAACTCTACGATCGGCGTATCCACGTGTTCGCAGGACGGGCACTGTTACACGCCCTACTGTTACAAACACGTTTCACGCCTTCGGGAGTTCATCTGGGACCTATGTCGACAGCTCCGTCACTGCTAATGCCGGTTACACCGGTAGCATAGGCGTCTGTTTCGATGTGGTTACCCCAGACTTTGCGACACGTGTGGCAGCTGGTGAGGTGATTAATAATCCCTTCTCCTCCATTAAGTGCACTTGTGCATACGGAGGTTCTGGGAGCGTTGTCACCTATATCGCTAGCATCCCGCCATGGCCAGCTGGTCAGAACCAGACGGCAACGTGGAATTCAAGCATGCTCCAATTCAATCCGGAGTTTGCTCTGCCGCCCTTAGTTGACTCTTCCGGCGATTTATACGTGCCGGCGAGTATTGTCGACGTTCCTTACTTACTGGCGCGCGCAAAAACGGGCGCGCTTGCTAAGGTCGACCAGTCAAAGGCCCAAGTTATGGTTGGGATTGCCGAGTTGCGTCAAACGCTGCTCGGTATCGTCAACCCCCTACAAGGCATAAACGGCTTTCTGTCTCGCTTTCAGTTCCATCCGAAAGGGAGGTACAACTTCAGAACTAAGAAGTTGAATGCCGTTAATGTAAAGCAGGGATCGGGTCTTCTTCCATCCGTTGCAAACCAGTATTTGTCCTTCTATTACGGTTTACTACCGTTTATGCGGGACATCGAAAGTTATATCGAAGCTTACTTGTTAGAGAGTCTGGACAAAAAGCGGGAAACTGCTCGTTCTGGCTTCTCCGATGAACAGGTTGAGATACGCAACGTGTATGGAAACCCCCTGATAGAAAAGTCCCAGTACACCAACCGGTATACGCGAACTGATTCAGTTCAGGTGCGCACCGGTACGATGTATGAGCCCACGGCGAACAGTTACCAGAAACTTTTGGGACTGCGAGCAATGGACTTCTTTGGGTCTGCCTATCAGGCAATGCCGTGGAGCTTCTTTTTGGATTACTTCAGCAACCTCGGAAGACTAATCGAGGCGCTGACTCCACGTACGGGCGTTACGTATCTTGCAAGTTGGGAGACGTTTGTGTACAGAATGGAATGGCGTGCGGAAACGCTCACCAGTTTTCATCCTGGAAGTACATACACTCACTCCCGCGCAGGTACGGAATGGGCTACACGCGTTATTGAGGCTCGCGTGCGGTCCCCTTGCAGCCCCTACAGTAATGTCCGCCCAGTCGCCTTCGCAGGCACTTGGGAAGATAAAGCTAAAGTAGGAGCTGTTTTAAGTCTCTTAACCCAACAACTGGCTAAGAAAATTCCCATCCTGAACTTTTGATGGGTTCATCGGCTAGTTAAATTACCGGAGAAATCCAAATGGCTATCACCCTTAACACCAAGTCGTACTCTGCCTTCCGCACCCAAGCTGATTCGAACATGCTCGCGGGTCCTGCCAATACCGCTACGGTGAAAGATACACTCACCTTGCGGCGACAGTTCCCGAAGCCTACGAAGGACAGCTCGGGCGTGTCACGTCCGGGTATCAAGATCGTAAAGACCTTGACCTTGGCTGACGCGACCAAGAAAGACATGATTATTGACATTTCGTCCTCCGTCCCTGTCGGGGCGGCTGACGCTGATGTACTAGCGGTGCTGGATGATGTCGCGGACACCCTTGATTTGCAGGATGCCAAGGATCTGTTCACGAAACTCGATATCAACGCTTAAGTAATGAAGGCGTTGGTTTTCGGCGTTTCGCTGCTTGTAGCCCTTGCGGGTTGCTATGTAGCGTTTCTGTCCCACACCACTGGAGAGCGTTATGCCGTCCAATCGAAAACAGCCGCGCAACGCGGTGAGTTTTACGAAGTTCCGTCGCCTGCAATTGGCGACGTACCAGGGCCTTAGGTCTACCTTTTGCAACCTGGAGACTACACCTGTAGATGCTGCCCTCTTGGCTTTTGCGATTGAGTTCGCATTGGTCGAGGGGCGCTTTGCAGATGCAGTCTCTCTAGCTTCCTCCCTCTCCGAACAGCAGTATGGAGAAGAGCGGTCTTACCGCCTGGGAGCGCAGCTTGTCGCACTTGTCAAGAAGGTCCCTTTTAAGGACCCTCAGCTTGATCCCGATGGTAAAGCTATCGAGAAATTTCTACAAGTTGAGGCTGATGGCGTTGAGGTAAACCGTGAGCTTAGAAAACTCTGGTTGCATCTCGATGGTCACATCGGCAAGGCAAGTTCCGAGATCGCTGATGACGCGCAACGCGTCGTCGCAATTATATCTCGGGCACGCACCTGGATGCGTCGTGTATTGGGAGTTAAACCTCCTTATGCGAAGATTTGGGGCATGTGTCGATTAGGTGGTGGCAGCAGTGTTGGAGCGGGTGGCGATGCTACCCATCTGATGCGGAAGCTCTCCAACAAACGTTGGTCTGTCTCTCCCGCTGCCGAGTCATATGTCAGGGCCGCTGCAATGGCGACTCCATGTTTTTGGGATGCGCTTGGGCTTGATTCTGCCCAAGCTATGCCGCTTTACGCGGACCCCATGGACTTCTATGCGAGACAAGGTGCCCTCGGGCATCCTAATCTTTTTGAGCAAAAGAGAGCCTTCACGGATCTCTTCAATCAGCGCATAGTGCATGTGGCATCAGATCAAATTAATTGCGTCTTGAAGAATGCCGACTGTTCCCGAACAGTTGGGAGTCAGCCTCTGTTGAACATGTTTGTGCAGCTTGGGACCGGTGATTACTTACAGCAAGTCCTTCGGGACCGCTGTAACATCGATCTTACGACAGCACAGACGCAAGTAAATGGACCGCTGGCTTTGCTTGGCTCTTCCTGTGAAGGAATGCCGGTAGCGACCATCGATCTCAGATCAGCCTCTGACTGTTACTATGTCATGCTGGCTCGCCTTATGCTTCCTGGCGAGTGGTTCCGCTATCTCAACGCCATTAGGACTCCCGCGTATCGGCTCCCAAAAGAAACTAGGGAGCATAGGTACGAAAAGTTCATGGCAATGGGCAACGGGTTCTGCTTCCCACTACAGACACTGACATTCTGGTGTCTGCTACAAGCTGTGTATGATTACAATGAGATCCCAGACAGGCTTTGCGCCGTGTATGGTGACGACATAATATTGTACCAGAGTGCCGCGCTCGAGATGATCGAGGTGCTATCAGCGGTGGGGTTCGAGACGAACACAAGTAAGACGTTCGTTTTTGGGCCTTTCCGTGAAAGCTGCGGGCAGGACTACTTCAATGGCATCAACGTCAGACCTTTCGTTCTGGATGAAACTTTCTCGAACTGGGGTCAGGTCTATCATCTCATTAACTCGCTGCAACGCAAGGGTTACACTTCCCTTGCCGAGCAATTGCGCAAGATGCTTCCCGTGGATCGGCTTGTAAGGCCTTTTCCCGGTGATACGCAAACTGCGCTGGAGGTCCCCCTGGACGAGTTCATGGCTTCGCGCCATGCTCGCTGGAACAAGGATCTTCAGTGTTGGTCGTGGAAGGAGTTCATTACGAACGCCGTCCTCGATGACACAGAGTATGACCCACGAGTCCATATGGCATGCGCCCTTGCGGGAGCTGTGCCTTGTGACGACAGTGGGAGACCGATGTACGCCTACCGTCGAACGACGGAGACGCGCGTGCGCGAAGTGGCGCACGGGTGATTTGCATCACC